ACCATACATGTAATTAGCGCAAAACTGCGCAAGTTTCTAGTTATCTTTAAGTTCGCTCTGAAAAACACTCATATTACACTGATTTATTCAGTTTTGAGTAAATAATATTACAAGTTATATAACCTTAAGGAGTTACCTATGCAAAAGTTCGAAAAACTTATTCAATACATTATCAACGAAGATGACGCGAAAGCTAAAGCATTGTTTCACGATATTGTAATCGCAAAAAGCCGTGATATTTATGAGAGTTTAGTTGACGAGGACCAGTTCCCTGTCCAACGTGGTCGCGGTGCAGAACGCCTTGGCGACGAAATTGAAGATCAGAATGATATTATTGACGGCGACCAACAAGGTATGCATGAAGATGACGAGTTTGCTGGCGATGACGACATGGACGGCGATGAGTTCGCTGGCGATGACGACATGGACGGCGATGAGTTCGCTGGCGATGAGTTCGCTGGCGATGAGGACGCAATAGGTGGCGAAGCAAGTGTTGAAGCCCGTGTTATGGATCTAGAAGACGCAATCGACGAACTTAAAGCAGAGTTTGACTCGCTAATGGCCGGCGAAGAAGCTGAAGAAGAAAATATGCCTGGTATCCATGATGACGCTGGCGAAGATGACATGGGCGACGACGAGTTCGACGCTGATGAAGAAGACATAGGCGGTGAAGAACTAGGTGACGAAGCCGAGTCAGACGGACAAAAGTTTGGCGAAGCTAGCATCTACGGCGAATCCAAGAAAACCGACAAACCATGGACTGACATGAAGGGTAACAAACACCCAGGTACTGCTGTTAAGGGCGACAAGTACGACGGTAAGACTGCTGAGAAAGAAGAAAAAGCTAAAAAAGTTAAAGAATCTCGCAAGTCACCAGCTGACTTAATGCGCGAGTATGTTGAAAAAGTAACTGCAGTTAAGCCTGTTGAAGGTGACGCTATTGGGTCTGGTGGTACAAAATCACCAATCAACTCTAAGAGCACCCAAATCGGTGGTAAAAACGACATGGGTGGAACTACAAAAAATATAGCACAAGGTGGTGCAGCTTCTGACCGTGACAGTAATACTGGTCCCAAGAAACCAAGCAATTACTTGACAAAAGGCGAGACAAAGATGGGTCAAGACAAGTACGAAAACAGCCCAGGTGCTAACACTAAAGGCTACAAAGACAAGCGTACTGTAAAGCGTGAGCAAGAAGGTCAAACAACTAAAGAGTCAGTTCCAGTTGCTAAGAAATCCTTCAATCCAGGCGGATCGTCAGGCTACAAGGCGTAATAGATATATGTCTAAAGTAATCTTATCAGAATTCATTTCCCCAAGTATTGGCAAAAATAAAGTTACTTTGGAAGAAGCTGAAGATGCTTTTGGTAATAAAGGTAAGCATTTATATATGGCTGGAATTTTTATTCAAGGCGATATACGAAATGCGAACCAGCGCGTATACCCTGTCCATGAAATTAAAAAAGCCGTAGACTCGATGAATAACATTTTACTTGACTCCAATGGAGGTGATATTCTCGGTGAAATGGATCATCCAGATGATCTTAAAATCAACCTCGATAGAGTTACTCACAAAATTGTAAAAATGAGCATGGAAGGTCCCAATGGTGTAGGAAAATTACAAATTCTCCCGACACCGATGGGAAATATTGTTAAAACTATGCTGGAATCGGGAGTGAAGCTTGGAGTTTCCAGCCGCGGAAGCGGTAACGTCAATGAAGCAAACGGTCATGTTAGTGATTTTGAAATTATTACTGTAGATATAGTAGCCCAGCCATCAGCTCCAAACGCATATCCAAAAGCTATTTACGAATCACTTATGAACATGCGTCATGGTCATAAAGTTCTTGAAATGGCAGCTGATACTAAGGTGCAACGGTATATCAAAGGTCAAGTCATACGCTTAATTCAGGATATGAAACTAAAATGAAAATAACATTGGCTTTCTTGTATAAATGGACTCATATTCCTACTCGTAAGTGGTATATTGGATCTAGAGCTGCTGTTGGGTGCCATCCAAATGATGGGTATATATGCTCAAGTAAAATTGTCAAACCGATGATTCTTGAAAATAGAAACGACTGGGAAAGAGAAGTATTGTTAATTGGCGATCCAACGTTTATTCGCAATCTTGAATCAGCATATCTATCACAACTTGACGCAAAAAATGACCCTATGTCGTTTAACCAGCATAATGGAGATGGTAAGTTTACTACTAATGGCATTCCACCATGGAATAAATCTTTAACAAAAGATACTGACTCTCGTATAGAAAACTATGCTAAAAAAGTAAGCGTGTCGAGAAAAGGTAAGTGCATTGGTAACAAAAATCCATCAACACGCCCTGAGATTAAAGAAATTCTTCGAAGTCAAAAAATAGGAATTAAAAACCCAATGTTTGGCAAAGAGGCATGGAACAAAGGTAAACGTGGACAACTTATGTGGGTAAACAATGGGGATACATCAAAGCAAGTAAATAAAGATCAAATGGATGATGGATTTATTAAAGGTAGGATCTATGTAAAGCGTTGGTTTACCAATGGTACGGAGTCATTACAATGTACACCTGGCAAAGAGCCAGACGGATTTACTATTGGAAGAAAAATTCAGCACGATATGAGTTATGACAAAACTAAGTATAAATGGTTTACTAATGGATTGACAGCAAAACGGTTTATACCAGGTACAGAACCAGATAATTTTATTTCTGGAAGAAGTTTGAAATCTTGCATTATGGAAGATTTTAATCAGAAGGAATCCCATGGAACTTGGGAAGTTAACAAGGAGACGTTATGTTAAATGCGATCAAACCACTTATTGATGGCGGCATTATAAACGAAGATACACGTCAAGCCATTACGGAAGCATGGGAGGCTCAGCTTGCTGAAGCCAAAGAGCTAGCCCGTAGTGAATTGCGTGAGGAATTCGCCCGCCGCTATGAACACGATAAAAGTGTAATGGTTGAAGCTTTAGACACAATGGTAACTGAATCCCTGCAACAAGAAATCGTTGAATTCAGGGAAGAAAAGAAAGCTCTTGCGGCAGACCGCGTTAAGTTCAATCAGAACGTGCGTGAGTCAAGCAAACGGTTCAATGATTTTATGGTTGAAAAATTAGCTGAAGAAATCAAAGAACTACGGAAAGATCGTAAAGTACAAACTGAGAGCGTTAAGAGACTGGAAGGTTTCGTAATGCGTCAGTTGTCTGAAGAAATTTCAGAGTTTTCTAAAGACAAGCAAGAAGTTGTTGAGACAAAAGTTCGTCTAATTGCAGGCGCCAAAGAAAAAATGGCAGAAATGCAAAAAGCGTTCGTTGCTCGCAGCGCACAGCTAGTTAAAGAATCAATTACCACAGGTTTAAAGTCAGAGCTAGGACAACTGAAAGAAGACATTCAAGTTGCTCGCGAAAACATGTTTGGACGTAGATTGTTCGAAGCGTTTGCTAGCGAATTCACTGCTACTCATTTAAATGAGAACAAGGAAATTGCCAAGCTAACATCTTTAGTGAAAGCTAAAACTCGACAACTCGAAGAAGCTAAAAAAGCAGCATCTGAAAAGACTCAGTTAGTTGAGTCTAAAGACCGTGAAATTAAGATTATTCAAGAAAGCGTTAAGCGCAAACAAGTGTTAGCCGAACTGTTGCAACCGCTTAACAAAGACAAAGCTACGGTGATGTCGGATCTTCTTGAGAATGTACAGACCGAGAAACTGCGTTCTGTATACGACAAGTATCTACCAGCAGTGCTTACTAACAATAGCAGCGCATCAAAGCCTCAAGCCAAGGTGTTAAGTGAAGATCGTGTAGCAATGACGGGCGATAAAACTGTGAAACCAGTTTTGAAGGATGAAACAGATAATGTTTTTGAACTCAAACGGTTAGCAGGGCTGAAGTAAAAACTAGATTAATACAAAGGAAAAAATCATGTCACAAAATCTATTAGAAAGCCGTTGGGGCGAAACCAAGGAGGCCCTGTTAGAAGGTTTGCAAGGTTCACGTCGTTCAACAATGGGTGTTATTTTGGAAAATACCCGCAGAAGTTTGAATGAAAATGCAACAGCTGGTGGTACACAAGCTGCTAACATTTCCACTCTGAACCGTGTTATCCTCCCAGTGATTCGTCGTGTTATGCCGACAGTTATCGCTAATGAAATCGTTGGTGTTCAGCCAATGACAGGCCCAGTTTCTCAAATTCATACTTTGCGTGTGCGTTATGCAGACAACATGGCTGATGGTTCTGGCTTTGGCACTAGTGCTACAGCTGGCGATGAAATGTTAAGCCCATTCAAGATTGCTGTTGCTTACTCAGGCAGCGCAGCTACTGGTCGTGCTGATAGCACAGCCTCTCTTGAAGGCGTACCTGGTCGCAAGATCAACGTGCAAATCTTGAAACAAGTTGTTGAAGCAAAATCCCGCAAGTTAAGCGCTCGTTGGACTTTTGAAGCAGCACAAGATGCTCAAGCTATGCATGGTCTCGATGTTGAAGCAGAAATTATGGCTGCTTTGGCTCAAGAAATTACAGTTGAAATCGACCAAGAAATCTTGGGTTCGTTGCGCGCCTTGTCAGCAACTGAAGAAACTTACAACCAAGCTACTGTGTCTGGTACAGCTACGTTCGTGGGTGATGAGCACGCCGCATTGGCAGTGTTGATTAACCGTGTAGCTAACAAGATCGCTCAACGCACACGTCGTGGTGCTGGTAACTGGGCTGTGGTATCTCCTGCTGCTTTGACAGTGTTACAATCTGCTACTACCTCTGCTTTTGCACGTACAACAGAAGGCACATTTGAAGCACCTACAAACACTAAGTTTGTTGGTACATTGAACAGCGCGATGAAAGTGTATGTTGACAGCTATGCAGCTGATACCACTCCAATCTTGGTTGGATACAAAGGTACTAGCGAATCCGATGCTGCAGCGTTCTACTGCCCATATGTTCCGTTGATGTCCTCTGGTGTTGTTCTTGACCCAGCAACCTTCGAACCTGTGGTTGGGTTTTTAACAAGATATGGCTATGTGGAACTCACGAATACTGCAAGCAGCCTGGGTAATGCTGGCGACTATCTTGGGGAAATTGCAATTCAGAACCTTTCGTTCCAATAAAACGAAAAAAGTCAGGTTATTTGACAATAAAGAAAAAGGACTTCGGTCCTTTTTCTTTGATTATAAAAAATTGTCAAATTAACTAAAAACGCATAAATAATTTGTTATGAATATGAAAAATGAGCAAATACACAGTTTGGTATGACAGCATAATTGATCAAGCAAGAACTGAACCATTTGCGGGTTACACAGAAACGCATCACATTATTCCTCGCAGTTTGGGCGGTACAAATGATCCTGCAAACTTAGTCAATTTAAGTGCTAGACAACATTTTGTATGCCATTGGTTGCTTACTAAAATTCATGCAGGGCAAGAAAGAGGGAAAATGATTAACGCCTTGGTAATGATGCAGGGAGAAAACGCAAATCAGCATAGGTACAAAACAAAAATAACAAGTAGAGCATTTGCAAAATTGCGTGAAGATTATGCAGCATACATCTCTAAAATGAATACTGGGTCTAAACTAACACCAGAGCAATGCGAAAAAGTTAGTGCAAGTAAACGTGGGAAAAGGAGGCCTAAATTCTCCGATGAATGGAAGGCAAAGTTGTCAGCAGCCCGCACTGGAGAAAAGAATCATCGGTTTGGTGTCTCTATAAGTGACGCCACACGAGCAAAACAACGCGCTAAGGCGTTAGGAAGAAAACAGTCTGCCGAAACTATATCGAAAAAAGCAGACGCAATACGCGGTATGAAGCGAGAGAAAAAACTTTGCCCCCACTGCGATAAAGAAGTAGCTGTAAACGGATACGCACGTTGGCACGGAGATAACTGTAAAAAGAACCTGAGTTTTCAGTGATCTAAAAAGTCAGGTTATTTGGCAATAAAGAAAAAGGACTTCGGTCCTTTTTCTTTGATTATAAATTTTTTGCTATATACTATAGAATGCTACGAGGTCAGAAATGCATGCAAAAATAAAAGATATAATTAACTCTAATCCTAAGAAATATTCGCAAATCGTTAAGCGTGATTTGAAGTTAATGAATTGGGTGAATGCCAACACATTAGTTGATTTAGAAACAACTACAACATTGTCAGAAAAAATATATAGCGCGTTATACCAGACTACTGGGGTATGCGTGAATAACTCCATTAAAAAATTCATCTCGATCACTAAGGGTTATGGATTTTGTGGTCACGCATCAACATGCTCGTGCAGCAATGAATCACTAACTAAAAAAATATCAGAAAGCAAAACTAAATATTCAGACGAAAAAAAGAAAGCAATTGAGAGTAAACGCGCATCAACTATGGTGCTAAAATATGGTAAAAAATATAACTCACAACGAGATGAGGTTAAATCAATACTGTCACACCACAAAGTATCTAATGAAAATTTCGAGAAACTCAATGATTTTGACTGGCTCAATACTGAGTACAATGAAAACCAACGTTCGCTAGTTGACATAGGTAAAGAGTTAGTTATATACTACGGTACAGTTGGAGAGTACTGTGTCAAGCATAATTTTCCTATTAGAAAAAGATCTTCATACTCAACTATTGAGATTGAAATTAAAGAGTTCATTCAATCTCACGGATTCACCGTAGAGCACAGTAATTGGAATATTCTTGGAAGTCATGAAATAGACTTGTATGTTCCGGACAAAAAACTTGCAATAGAAATTGATGGGCTCTATTGGCACTCGTATTCCCTGACAGGAAAAAAAGAAAATAAAATGCGGCATTTATCTAAAACAAATGCAGCAACGGCAAACGGGGTGAACTTAATACATATTACTGATTATGAATGGGAGAACAAAAAAGAGTTAATAAAGTCGTTTATTTTAGTTAAGTTAGGCAAATCAAGTAAGTTATATGCACGAAAATGTTATATAGGATCACCAAGTAAAAAGGACGAGATTGCTTTTTTGAATGAAAATCATTTACAGGGTAGCATTAGCTCTGAATTTGCAGTTGGATTATATTTTGAAGGTAAATTAGTAGCGTTAATGACTATTGGGAAATCTAGATATGACAAATCTAGATATGACAAATCTAGATATGACAAATCAAATGCGAAAGAACTACTACGGTTTTGCACATTGAAAAATACAGTAATTATTGGCGGTGCTGAAAAGTTATTTGAGGAAGTTAAAAATAAGTGTCAAAATCTACCTATTGTGTCATACTGCGATTTGTCAAAATTTAGTGGTAAGGTATATGGCCGTCTTGGATTTGAAAAAAGTGCATCTAAAGTGACCCCAGGGTATTTTTGGACAAACGGAAGTATTATGATTTCTAGATTTAAATGCTGGAAATCACAAATTAAAAAATGGTTGCCAACTTATGATCCAACGTTGTCTGAAGCGACCAATATGTTCAACGCCGGATATCGTAGATTTTGGGACTGCGGTCAGCAAAAATTTACTTACACACCGTAGTCCTTTTTCTTTGATTATAAATTTTTTTCTGTTGCCAAAGGTTGTTTCACAGCCACCTTTGATAAATAACTATGTTCAAGTAAACTATTATGCAGACCCATTCTGCGTAGAGCCTAGAACGCTATTTAAGGAGAAAACAAAATGGGAAGACCTCTAAAAAAATCATTTTTCGGTAGCACAGCAGCCGATAATATCAAAGTTCAGTTTAACAATGGAACTGCTTCAAAGCCAGGTTTCATTGTATCGCAAAAAGGCTCTCGCCGCTATTTGTGTCAAGATAAAGCTGGAAATCAAGCAGTATGCATTTTGGTCGCCAAGGCAGCTGGCGCATTGTTGCCTGGCGAAATGTCAGTGTCAGTCAAAACTGATGCTGGTGTCGTTAAACAAGTGCTAAAAATCACAGCAAACAAAATTACTACAGTAGACGGATCATTTCCGTGGAACTTTAGCACTTCTACTACAGATGGTGCTGTTCAAGTTGAAGAAGCTGGCGTAACTGATCCGGGACCTGATTTGATCCCTGGAACTGCCGATGACGTTCCTTTAACTGCCGCCACTAACCTTGAAGGCGATGCCGAAGTTTAATTGATTGGCAATAGTAATCACGTTAAAGGCAGCATCTCGCTGCCTTTTTCTATCTTTTCTTCGCGAGCATAAATACAAGATAGGTGGAAAAATATGGCAAACATAGTTAAAAAAGTATCTGGCCCATACAAAATTGAGGCTCAACCTGGTGTAAGCACTCAAGTTACCATTGGTGCATCGTCACGTAATGATGCTGAGTTGACAGTTCACGGTAACCTGACAGTGTTTGGAACACAGACTACCATCAACTCAACTAATACTAACTTGTTTGACAACATTATTACATTGAATGCTGGGTTAGACGCTAATGCCGCACCTACTACAAATGCTGGGATTTCAGTAAATCGTGGTTCATCACCCTCCGCCACCCTGCTTTGGAACGAAACAACAGATACCTGGCAGATTGATGACGGAGTAACCGTTAAAAATATTGCTACTTCAACTGGCACAGGATTCTTGACAAACGTGGTAGAAGACTTGTCACCTCAACTTGGTGGAGCTCTTGATGTAAACGGTTTTGACATTACATCGTTGGCAGGCATCAATCTTGCTCCAACGACGGCTGTTAACATCGTTAATACTCCGTTAACTATTACCACACCCAGCGACACTACGTCAATAGTTGCGGGTTCTCCGCTTGGTGGTGCCACAGGTTTATATGTTACTACACTAACTAACAGTACCCCGTCTGAGTTAATAACAAAGCGTAAAGCGATTGTTTACTCAATTATATTTTAGGAAATTTTATGGCTATTACAAACACCTCATTGGATACTTACTATCAAGAAATTTATCATAGCTATGGCGAAAATGCCGTGACTACGATTTATTTGTGCAACACAAGTAGCAGTACAGTTAGGGTTGATTTGCATGCTTGCAAAGCAAATACCACCCCGTCTACGTCTAACATAATTTATTATCAACTTCCAATTGCTGCAGGAGATACTTATGTCATTGATACTGAAAAACTAATTCTGGAAACCGATGACACGTTGCAAGCTACTTCTGATACTGGCAACGCGGCAGTGGTAGCTACTACTATTTCAATAGGTATCTAATATGGGACGTTTTGTTAAAAATGCTCAAATACATACAGGAAGCTATGCTGCTAGGGTTCCAGTTGGCACTAACTCTCTTGGCCCAACGGCTCCGCAAAATGGTCAAATAAGGTATAACACTGACACAGGCGGTATGGAAATCTATGTTGACCCCGGGTATGGATTTCCAAGCTGGAAACAACTAGCAGTAGTTGGTAAATCTGAAATCAACAAAATAACTCATACAGGTGATGGGGTTACAACGGCATTTGGAATGGCAATACCATACAACGCAGGTAAAGAAGCAGAGGTTATGATTTTCGTTGGTAACGTTCATCAAAACCCTGGTGTGGCTTACACTTTTGATGGATCTAATATAGTTACCTTTACCTCCGCGCCAAATATAGGCTTGACTATAGTTATACTGCATGGATTCAATAGCACTGCAACCTATTAACGTGAGAATATGACAACATGACGATTGGAAAAATATCAGGCCCATCTCTAAAATCAGATCTTGATCGTCAAGGTGTTGATCTAGATTTCACTACAGACAGTAAGACTCTATTGTCGTTGAACTTTTCACAGTTCCGTGCTGCGATTAACACGAGCGCGTTCGCGACTACTGAGACATTTACGGTTGCGGGTTCGTCAAAACTAGCTAATGTCAAGATATCTGACACAACCATATCGTCTGATACGTCTCTTACCCTAAACGCTAACAACGGACTAGGCGACATCAATGTTGGCCCTATTACTCATGTCAAGATTTCTGGCGGCGCCCCTAACCATGTCATGGTCACAGATGGCTCAGGTAATCTAGCCTGGCAAGATATAGGATCATTGAGTCAGTTAGTTGATTTGACGGGTATGCAAATAGGGTTAGGAACCCCATCAGACACCTCATTAGTAGTTGATGCAGCATACAAACAGTGGAGTTCAGGAACTAAAGTAACTGATGCAGTAGATATTTTAAACAGAGTGCTGCTTAACGTCTATAACGGAACTTTTGTTTCATCAGTTGATTTCACAGCAAATGCAACTACTGGACCTAATCCGTTAGCAGTTACTTTTACTCCAACGGTAGTAGGTAACCCAAATAGATACGAATGGAACTTTGGAGATGGCAACACTCTTGTTTCCGCTGGTGGCTCAGTGTCTCATACATACAATAACACATCAGGCGGAAGTTTTGACATATATGTTAAAGCATTAAACACCAATGGTCCAAATGCTGGGAACTCGCCAGGATGCTACGCTGAGGTAACTAAACTTGGGTATATTCAGCTATTTACCAATGCTCCTATTCCAAGTTTTACTCTTAACAAGACTACGCTGAACGAAGGCGATACAGTTACCTTAACAAATACGAGTCAGTATGCTGATTCATACCTTATTTACTGGGGCGATGGGCAAGTAACAACTGTGGCATCAAACACTGCGGTAGGCGGGCCAGCAGGAACCCCAGCCATACACCAATATTTTAACACTCTAACTGATAGTAAGTATGACGTAAAGATCAAAGCTACCAGCTCAACGGCAGCGCCGGGTGGCATATCTGTTGATTCAGCAGTTACTCAAGTAAGCGTGTTTAACGCTCATACACCAACCTTTACCGCTACACCAACGTCTGGAAATAACCAGCATAACCTGCCGCCAAACGGTTTGACTGTAACTTTTACAAATACAACAGTTCACGGCCCAGCGAACACATCACTTTTTTCCGGTAACCATTATATTTGGGACTTCGGTGATGGAACTACACAAACAGTAAACATTGGTGTGTCAGCACCTGGTGATGTGGCAGTGCCGTTAGTTCATACTTATACGCTATCTAATCCGACGATTGGGCAAGTATTCAACGTTACCTTAAAGGCAGTAAATGGTAATACAGCAAGTCCATTCATCTCTCCCTCTACTCCAATCACAGTAAACGTAGCGCCCACTGCAGCATTTACGGGCACAGCGTTGGCCGTGAGCGATAGGATTGGGGATACTGCGCAAACAGGTTACCTATTTACAGACTTGAATGGCGTTCAGCGTAACGTGTTTCACTTTACCAACCAGTCAATCAACACTACTGCCTACTTATGGGACTTTGGCAATGGAGTTACTGACACCCTTCAAAATCCAGCTGATATCGGGTATGCGGCGCAAGGAACGTATTCAGTATCACTTCAAGCAACTGGTCCAACCAGTCTAACGTTAACTGATGATACGGTATCTAAATCAGCTTACGTCGACGTTAAACTGCCACCAGCACCACCAGACGGGCTAGGCTCAAAGATTCTGTCGCTAGCGTCAGAGGGTGTGTCCCCACTCTTGGCAGCAAACGCAACAGTAAATACGATTTCAACGCCGCCGCTGCCGTCAAGTTCGGTGATTCGCGTCACAACTGGCCCAGTCGCAACTTCACTACTGCTCGATGTATACAACGCAGACGCAGGGTCGCTATCTGCGTATGTAAACGGGGTAGTCGACGGAACAGTAACGCTCACTGGCGGCAACGACGTAGGCACTTACGGAGCATTGGTAGTGACAGCAGACGTTGATGCTCACACTGTCAATCAAGCGATCTACCCAAGCAACTTTTACAAGGTGTTCAGCGGCCAAATAGCACGCTCAAGCGTGTCGTTACCAGTTGGGGTCAACTCATTCGACATCACCCATTCTACTACAGGCAGCACACCAGAGCTGCAGTTTGTCAAAGATAGCGTAACCCAAGTGCCTCAACTCAACATGGCTAACATGACCGCGTCAGTAGCGGCGTTAGGCAGTGCAGAGTGGATTTCAGGCATCCCATACTTTGCAACAGGTGGGCAAATCAGCGTAGCAGGTGTCAGTGTCACCAACTGGATTGGTCAAACCTATCGCAGCACAGCAACGCCACTCACTGTCCAGTTGTCAGCACTGGGCAGCACAGCCGCCACCTTCTCATACGCTGGCATTGAAGGCAGCGTGCCTTACCTGGTCAGCGGCGTGCCAAACGCAGAGACTGGATCGTCATCCGCCTACACCCTGGGCAACCTGATCATCCCAGTAACCGGAACCGCTCAAGTCCCGGTAACCGCAACAGCGACCCTACTGAACGTAAACGGAGTCGGAACCACTACCCTGCCCATCACCCTGAACGTGACCGCAGGTTCCACGCCGTCAGGATGGATGAGCGAATGGTCCATTCCTGTTCGCTCTACCTTGGGCAGTGGCTACACAGACAACGGAACAAGGGTCTACATTGCAGGCACTGGTCCAACACCGGCCTTCAACCCAGCACTGGGCTACTACACAAACTCGCCATTCACTGGCAGTATCGCAGTCAGCACGAGCGACGAGGCGATCCTGCGCCATGGAACGGTAACGAACGACACTACTGACTACAGCACCTACCTCCCACCTGGCCCAAACCTGAGCGGACGCACGGGCTCACAGTTCTTCAGATTTGCGTTCCATCGCACAGTGATGGCGAATTTCACTGTCAAGTATTCAGGCAAGATCACTTCCCTTACCATCGCAGCACCAGGAACACAGATAGACAGCACGAGCACAAACAACGGGTGGCTAACCGCCTCCACGCCCTACGCTGGGGTAGGGGTGCCTGGAGGAAACACAACCGCAGGTGGTAACGGCAGTGATGGATGCGCAAAAACAGCAGGCGATGTCTTACCAGCAGGAATCTTGGTAACGAATCACTCATCTGTCTTGACTTTAGGCAGCGAAAATGCTAGTAACGCATTCGCCAACGAGATTTTAGTCTGTGTTGAGCTAGCCCCTGGCGACAGCCTAACCAGCATCAGCATAGAATAGGAACAGTATGACAATCAGCGTAAATCAGCAAGTTGACTTTTTATGGAAAAAGATTGGATACGGAGTATCTAAGACTGATCTGCCTGCTAGTAAAGACGCTACGAACGAAAGCATCTCAAGTCTACCATTCTTACCTGGCAGTGAGATTTGGGTCAACTCCCACCTCATCCCGCCAGTTATCCCAGCAACTGATACCACAACGGTTGCAGTATACTCGGACAGTGCGTCTCGCCCAACCGTCGCCTGCGTTAAAGATATTACTGCAGCAGATGACAGAACTTGGCTTACTAACTTGCGCGACTGGATTCCATTCCAGTTTGGAGCAACTTATTTAGTTAAAGTCTACCTAGCCAACATTGGGGAAACTAATCCGCAACTGTATGGAACTCAACTGTTCCCTGCGGGTGCGAATAACAACGATGAGTGGTTGTTTGACTACTCGTCTGGGGCATTACACTTCATTGGTGACAACCTTCCAGCCGTTGACTTTACTGGAAAGCAGATTTTCATTGCTGGAGCAAGGTATGTTGGCCTTAAAGGGCTGCAGAGCATTGCAACTGGTGTATTTGACACTATTACAGTTAGCAACATACTAGGGACTACCAGTTCTATTAACTTTGGTGGGGCAATACTAGCTAATGTAGGGTATCCAGTAAACTTGACAGACGCAGCATCTGTTCAATATGTCAACAATGCAGTAACAACACTGACAGGTAACACGATTTCAGATACGAATAGCTCTGTAAGCGTAAGTTCAACCCCTATTAAGAAAGTAGCGATTACAGTAAATGGAACTCCTACGCTGACAGCGTTTGAAACTAATGTTGTGGTGTCAGGAGTAACGATAACTGGTAACCAACTGTCTACCGCCTCTAATATTTTGTCAGTCAACTCTACAGCAGCATTCCAAGTGCCAACCGGGACAACAGTAGAGCGACCAGGAACCCCAGCCATTGGTTATGTGAGATTTAACACAACTTCAATGACGCTAGAGTATTACAACGGCACGGACTGGATTAGTTCTCAAGCACAAATAGAGAGTCAAACTCTTGTTGGTAACGCGATAGACGATACTTTCACGCTAACACAGCCAGCCATTGCCCAAAATCTGTTAGTTACTATAAACGGTGTAGTTCAGACGGCTGATGTCGCATATACAGTAGTAGGAAATAGTATAACTTTCGCATCACCACCAGCAGTAAACGATATTATTATTGTGCGATTTATGACAATGTCTGTAAGCCCGCTTGCAACTGGTGGCGACTCAACGGTGATCGATTCAACACCTATTCTGGTAAACTTTTTGCCGCAAATAATAGATACATTTAGCATTGGTGTGTATGCGTCAGCAAAATATACGCTATCTATCACAGCAAACGACGGTAACCGCCAACTGGCTGATCTATATGTGGCACACAACGGGGTAACGTCAGAGGTAATGGTTACTGCTATGCCAATGACAAACAATGGGGCTACAGCTATTACTTATGGTGCCTATGTTTCTGCTGGAATATGTGGCATAACCGCGGCAAGCTCTACACCAAACACGCAAATCAAAGTTAAGAAAACATATTTCACTCTTTAATGTGTGTGTATTTAAAAAACTATTGTAATCAGTAGTTTTTTGCGATTTTGGGTAAATACAATATGTTAAGGAGTCATTACTATGGCAGTTACACGCATTCGCAATAATCAGATTTTTGATAAAACAATCACGTATGAAAAAATCGCCGATTCTACATTGGTCGGCACGTTGTTTAATCCAGAGCTTACCCTAAACTCCAATATTACCATCGTTGGTAACTTGGCAGTTATGGGGCAATCAAGCACTATTTCAAGCACAAACACTTATGTTAACGATCCGTTGATCATGTTTAACAACGGTTACACTGGGACACCATCTTATGATGTTGGTTTTGTAGTTAACCGCAATCTAAGCGGTGGTTTTAATACAGCTTGGATATGGAACGAAACATCGCAATCGTTTGAAGCACTCAAAACAACTGAAACCGGCGGTACAGTTGGCTCTATTGACAACAGCGGTTATGCCGACGTTACGGTCGGAAACATTATTGTAGAATCGTCTATCGTGATTGGTGGCTCAACGTCACCCAATGCCATCATTTCATCAAGCGGTGTAAATGAAAACATTGTGCTAGACCCTAACGGAACTGGTAATATTGTTTTTAACGCAACCGCAGTTCCTGGCGCAACAAACACATATGATTTGGGCTCAGCAGTAGCACAGTTTTCTAACGTGTATGGTAACGTGTTTACCGTTAACGGTGCAACTGTCAGTGGAACAGGCGGTAACTTAGCCCTTACACCAGGTTCTGGCGGTACAGTAACCGTAGAAAACTTGGTTATATCTGGGTCAGGTAGCACGTTTTCTGGTAACGTAGTGTCCAGTAACGTAACCGTGACGGGCGGAACAATTGACGGAACAACGATTGGCAATACGACCCCTGGCGCAGCAACCTTCACAAGCATTGTTGATACTGGCGCGTTCACTGCTAACGGCTCTAACGCTGTAATCAGTTTACAACCTACAGGAACTGGCACAGTAACGATCAACCCAGCAACGACTGGCTCGATCAGCAACATGACTGGTAGCTTTACAACATTAGCAGCATCTGGAGCAACTACATTAGCAGCTACTTCAGTAACTTCCTTGACGACAGCTAACGCACAGATTACTGGCGGTGCTATTTCTAACACCCCGATCACTAATAGCGCAATCAGCGGTAGCACAGGTAGCTTCACAACGTTGTCAACATCAAGCCTTGCCACCCTAGCTTCAGCTAGCATGACAGGCGATTCGACAGTGACTAGCACGACACAGAGCACAGCACCTACAAACGGTGCGTTTACAGTAGCTGGCGGCGTTGGTGTAGCCAAGAATTTGAACGTAGGCATGGCATTGGGTGTAACTGGTGCTTCGACACTGGGTAACATCGTAGTGTCAGGAAACGATATCACCTCGACTGGCGATGTAGTGTTGACAGCGACCGGTGCAGTTAAGGTTGGTAGTGTAACACTGCCCCAAGTAGACGGCGTAGCAGGCTCCGTGTTGGTAACAGACGGCGCTGGTGTAGCATCCTTCCAACCATTCGGCGCAGCCGTAACTGGTAACGTGATTACCCTAGGCACTCCTACAGTAGGGACCTTGGTAGACAACACTCCAGCGATCTCAACCTTCACAACGGGCACGATGGTAACCGATGCGGTTGACAAACTGAACGAAATCTTGGGCAAACTGGTTCCGCCAGCCCCACCAGTGTTCCCTAACGCAACAACGATCGCAATCGCTAGCACGTCAAGTGGCTTGCGTATGGCAGATTTTACACAGACAAACAACACAATAACAGGTAGCAAGCAACTCGCTGCTGGTTCAACCGTTCCGTCTTACAAACGTGCCAACACTTAC